CGCTAAACTATCTATCATATCGTCATGTGCTAAAGGGTTAGGAAAGTCAAGCATCTGATCAAATAACTTGTCAAGATACTGCCCGTCTTGGAAGGTAAGACGGCCCTGCTCCATACGCCCTTGCAATGCCCAGACAATGCGATCATACTTCTTTTGGTTCCCATGCGTTAGCTCCGTAATATAAGGGAACACATTCAAACGTCGCATGTTGTCGCTTAAGTAGGGCATGAGTGCATTTTTTAAAGCTCCTCTCTCTATGCCTACTGCTCTTGGACGATACTTTTGCGCGGTACGAAGGATACGCAGGGCTGTCTCCCTTACGTTCCACCTTCCTGTGATTACATCAAATACATGCCACCCATGTTCAGTAACTTCGACTACAGATATTGCTGTTTCATCTAATCTCTTGGTTCTACCTTGAGCAATACCCTTAACATCTTCGTATCCTGCTGGATCTACTGTCATATAGATGTCAGAACCATAGGTGTCGTGGTCTACTACCTCAAACATGTCCTCTTTAAAGACTGTTCCTCCAAATGAGGAGAAATTTGCTTCAAATTCCTGCTTGACAAACTCAAGCGGCATGTCTTTCGTAGCTAAAACAACTTCTTTCGGGTCAAGGAAGGGATTATCTAGGGACTTAAACGTCCAAGCATCCCAATCTCCTACGTCTTCTCCTTCAGAAGCTGATAAAAATAAATCATAGAAGTGATTCTTTCCGTTAGGAGTACCGATAAACAGTGCTCCTCCGCGCACATCAGCTAAAGTTGGACGAATTATGGCTGTCCAGACCTCTTCCTTCATAAAAGCATACTCATCCATCACAACGTAGGATAATCCTACACCTCGAAGTGATTCTGGACGGTCTGAACCTTTAAGATGTATCTGTCTATCGTTAGATAGGGTGAGAATACACTCATTTTCCCGTATCTTTTTAGTGATAGGGGCAGCCATTTGCTTTAAAGACTGCCACATTATGTCTTTTGCTTGGTTAAATGTTGGAGCTATGTAGTAACATGCTTTATCCGACAGGTCATAACCGTATTCATTCTCTGATTTCAAGGCTTCAACGATTAACTTTACTCTAGCAAGGTACGATTTACCGAATCTACGCCCTGCTCCTACAACCTTAAACCTTTTAGAAGATTGAAATATCTCCTGTTGGGCGGGATGTAAGGTAAAATTAAGCTCTGTTGCCACTAGTTACTTACTTTTAAAAGGAAAACCTTTTGCTGCTTTCCTTTTGTCTGTTACTTCTTTTCTCAACCTTTTATTTTCTTCTTCCAATTTCTTAAGTTTTTCTTTCGCAAGTTTTGCAGCTTCTTGTTCTTTTATCCTTTTGAGTTCGCCCCTAGTACGCCGCTTCTTTGCAGCATTAGCGATTGCTGCTGCCCCTGCTACTGCACCTGCACCTTTTAGCGCACCTTTGGCTTGGGAAACGGCATCTTGATCAGCCCGTAATTTCTTTCCTTGGGCTACTCTAGTTGCAGAAGGTTTTCTTCTTCTCCTACTAGCTCCTTTTTCTACCTCTTTAATCGCTTTCTTGGTAAAACTACGATCTTTCCGTAAAGTTTCTCTTACTTCTGGTTTTAAGCGAGTACCTCTTCTAGTAGCTTGTGCTGTTGCCTTTTTTACTTGGCTAGAACCGTATCTTTGTATAGCTGCTCTGATACCATTTTTTGCGATATATCTAGCAATTATGCCTAAACCTGCTATTACTGGGCCAGCCACGCTTACTTACCTCCGTTCGAGACACCTTTAGGTGGTATCGTAGATGCTGGAGAGATGCTAGCTGCAGAGTGTAGCTCTGCTCCTAGAGTACCTCCTTGGTTATTTACTCCACCTGATTTACCTTGGTTAGCCATATCACTACATTGGTTTGGATTCATTTTGTACGCCATGATTAATCTCCTCATATTCTGCGTCAATTAGTTCGTCATCCTCATCATCGTCATCATAGTCGTCAAAAGGCTGTGCGTTAAGGTTAACGTCCTCTAGCCCTTTAATGTTGATTACGATGTTGTTGCCGTCTTGTGCGCCGTAATGTTCTACGGCTTTACGGGCAGGAATTGCCCTATCTAGGAGGAGCCTAGCTGCGGTCATGTCACCGTTCTTGGCTTCCCTAATAACTGTTTTGATCACCGCCTTAAATTCTTTGTTCATTTCACCTGCAAATTGGTCAATCAAACCGTTCTGCAGTAAGGTTAGTTTATTTTTTGACCCTTTGGTTCTCCCGTTAGGGTTCAGGGATGGGCCTCCCTTTTTAAGCATGGGGTTGCCACGTTTACCAGCCATAGGCTTAGTGGCCCCTTACTTGTGATTTAAAAGACTTTGGTTGCTTTGGTAACCCACTTTGGTGAACAGTAGGCTTTGACGTTTCTTTGTCCGATAGGATGATATCTTTTACCTTGGTGCGTAAGCATCCGAGCATAGTGAGTACATTTGCGAAGGTCTTCAAAATAAATAGGTTGTGATCTTTGTACATTCCCATTCACCAAAACAGTTAGTAAAAATACGAGTTTCATAATATAAACGATACGCAAAGAGAGATTATTCCGATACCAAGTCCGAGGATTGTTCCTCCTACCAGACACTCTAATAGTAGCTTTTGCCGCCTTCTGGCAGCATAGACCTGCTTTTCTCTCCTTGCCTTAATGTCCTTGCGAAGTTGCATCATTTCCCTGTAGGTATCAGGGCCGAATCTGTAGATAAGCAGTTCTCTAAGTTGAGTTTCCTGCTCTTGCATTTTCTTCTTGGCTATTGTGATATTTAAGGCTTCAGCCTCAATACTGCCTTGTGCAGTAATCTTCTTATAGAAAGGTGGGTTCTCTTGCTCGTTTTGTCTCGCTGCGAGATCGCTTGCCGCCTCAAACCAGCGCGATAGATGTCCTACGCACTGTTCTAGTTCGGCTCCTCTAGAGCATAGTTTTTGGAAACCGTTAAGCGCACTATTGCATACACTAACAGCAGCCATAATTTCGAGCATGAGCTTATCCTAGAGTTTATAGTCTACTTTCCCTGATTCTTTGACTAACTCATGTTTGACGAATTTACCGTGTTTTACTTCATAGTAAAGTACAGAAAACCCTTTAGAAGGTTTAGTAAGTTCTGATATAAGCTTTTGCTCTTTGTACTTTACGGGCGAGGTTGCCCAAGTATTGTAAGCTTCTAAAGGTCTATATACGGGTTCTACTTCCACAGTTAACGGTTAAAGATATACATCGTTACTTCAAAACCGAATCGAATATCTTGATATTCTGGTTTGTCCCACTTATAAGACGGTTTAGGTTTTCTCTTTTTACCCATGTTTACTTCCTCCTACCACTTTACTTTATTTGCCCAATACGCTGCTGAACATACTCCTCTGGAAATGTTCTTAGCGTGACGAGCTTTAAAAGATTTTCGTCTTGCTTTTTCTTTAGGCGAAGACGGGCTTTTTCCTGCTCCAGATACTCCCTGTTGTCCAAAGCGAATAACCTTGCCGTTTTCACAGCCTTTCCCTTTAGCAACTACAACGTGAGATTTGGTAGGGTGATTCGGAGTACGTTTAGGTTTATTGTACCCACTAACCCCAACTCTAGCTAACCTAGAATCTTTGGCAGCAGCCACTTTATTTCTTACCCATAAATTTAGCAGCACCTCTAAACCCAAAGCTAGCAGCAACTATTGTTCCTAGCATATATTGATACCACTCAGGGCAATTATTCAGTGCAACAAAAAAGTTAGTAACTCTTTCCTCTTGTCCAAACAGCAGTAGAATTAAAGGCAAAGTAAAGACTACGGTTAGCCACTCGTCTTTCCAAGAACCTTCGCTAGCTTCTGCTTGAGCGAGATCCCAATCGATTTCGCCTGTAGCTTTTTTCTCAAGTATAGCCGCTTCAGCTTCCGCTTTAGCAACCTTAACCTTGGTAGTAGCTTTAATCTTTTCATTACGTCCTTCCAACCAATTTGAAGCAAGAGAAGCTATAGGCCCGACAATCATCTGTAACATTAGTTTAAGTTACCTTTGTGAGAAGGAGTAGTTGGACGAGATCCAGTACTATTCCACTCATTCAGATAGCGAGTTAAAGCACTATTTCTATTCGTTATGTCGTGAGCCTTCATATAAGCATCTAACTGTTCCGAACTTACGTTAGCTGGCCCATGCTTTTGGGTTTTGTTAGAACCTGTACCGTATTTTTGGAAATGCTTCTTCTTGCCGTTCTGTCCCGGCAATTTAATCGGGATACCATTCTTAGCCATACTAAGCTCCTCTAATAACTCCAGACTGTAGGTCTGACTCCATCTGTAATCGAATCTAGGTGAATGAACCTACCTTCTCCTTTCTGGTTAATCCCTATTCCTGTGAACTCCCAAGGATCACAGGGATAACTCCGAAAGATCAGTTCTAACAAACGATAGGCATCTCCTCTGGAGACTGCTATATCTACTGCTTTCCCTGTGCTGTGTGCTCCCGGCCCTGCTCGTTTTCTCTTTTCTATGGGGTGATCTTGACACCTGTAGGCTGACGTAATCTTGATCGGGCCGAAACTCTCCCGAAGGAGATCTAAACGATCTAAGAAGCCTTTCTCCATAGAAGCTACACCACAGTGAGAACAAGCTAGTTCTTCCTCAGAGAAGTATTTACCTGAAGTTACTACCATTTATCGAGACTGAGAGAACATCTGCTGTAAAGCCTGTAAGTACGGACTAACCCCTTGTGGTATAGCGAAAGCTTGATAAGCAGGTGAAGGGTTCAAAATAGGAGGCAGAGAAAATGCCTCATTGCGAGGCTTGAGAGGCATACCCCGTTGGGAGACAGGCTGAGTACCTCCCTGAAACGAATCGTAAGGAGATCTATTGCGATTATCTTTACCTGAAGGAATTTGAGGGTTCGATAAAGAACCAGCGAAATACTGCATAGATCACCCTTTATTCAATTACTATAACTATTATACACTAATTTGAAGGTTATGTCAAGTATTATCTTATAATACATTGAAGTAGTGTCAAGCTCCTTTAAGGGAGCTATACACCTGTCGAAGTTCTAACGGAGACAGGTATTATATATTATAATATATATAATCTCTCTTCCTCTTTAGGAGGAAGAGATATATTATATTATATATTATATATAGAAATCTTACATATACTACTACCCTAAAGGTAGTACCATTACCCATACGTAATTATTCTCCTAATACCATTACCCATACGCTACTCAACCTGTGGATAACTTCTGTATACCTTCTCATTACTGGGCCCTTTTCGGGCCTGTGGATAACTTTTGTATACTCATTACTGGGTAGTTTTTCCTATTACTGGCTCTTATATTCCCTATTACTGGGTCTTATATTAGATATTCCTGTCTTTCTTCAATGAAAACAAATACTTACATGTGCTTGCTACTACCAGTTCAAATTGAACCTATTTAGTTCTTTGCATTTTTAATTAGATAGTGAATTAGTTCGAATTAGTTCTTTCTAGACCCCCATATCCTGCCCTCAAGTACATGTGTGCATACTCTCTCTATAGTGCTTCCAATCCAGACCCCCCGACCCCTTCTCAACGGATATATATTCATAAGGAATCCTTCGGATACATTAATCATGACGGGCGTAATGAGAATTATTCTCACTTAGATTTAGATTCTCATCTGCATATGCTATCGGATATCAATCTCATTATGATAATGATTCTCATTTAGATTATCATTCGCATGTAGTTCCTAAATGCAACTGATTCTCATTCTCATTCGTGTTTAGATTATCAGAAAAAGAATAAGTATTGCTTT